GTGCGCTGGATATGCCCCGTAATCATTGACGCCGCGTTGAAATTTGAATAAGTACCAGAGGCGAACGCTTCTAGGTTTATCACATATTCCAATGTGTCTGACGTTGTCAGCGGGGTGGTAAAGGTGATGCTGGCAAGCTCTTGCAGCGTGTAGCTTGAATACTTGTGATAAGGCGTACTGGTCAAGAAGTTATTAAAGGTTACGGGAAACTGGGTCGCGCTAACTCCAGCTAGGTAATCGCTTTTGATGGTTCCCAAAGCGTTCGGTTTAATCTGCCCCGAGTCGACGCCTGAGCTTTTGATGAGTAGGTTGCCAGAGCCATCAGTGTCTAACGTGACGTTATCAATCCGCACCACATCGGCACGAATGTCACCAGCAGTAATAGTCCCGACATCAGCAGAGATGGCCGCTAGATTCGCCACGTTTATCTTGGCAGCTGTCACGGCATTGCTCGCAATGGAGTCAGTTTCGATAGCTGAAGCGGCAATCTTGCCAGCAGTGATAGCATCCGCCGCGATGTTGTTAGCTTCTACGAACTCGAAGTTAGCAACCGCAGCATCAATAGCCGCCGCAGTGATGGCAGAAGTTTGGATAGCACCAATGACCGCAGAATCGGCAAAGACCTCTGAAACATTCAGTTTGGCTGCTGTTACGGCTCCCGCTTCGAGCTTGGTGGTCGAGATGGCACCAGCCTGAATCTTGCCAGCAGTGACCGCGTTTGTGGCGATGTTCCCCGCTAGGATCTGGTCATCAAGGTCAGCAGCAGATATAGCCTTAGTCCACTGCGTTCCCGTGTAACGGTACATCTTGTCATTGTCAGTGGTCAGGATAACTACCCGCCCCTCTGTCAAATCAGTAGTGGGGAGAGCGCTCACGATTTCTACGGGTCGCAGGTCTGTGGCGAAGTTTTCAGCCGCCAACTCACCGTCTAGGTCTACAGCGTCTATCAGCGTGGTGAACTCAGGCACCGACGAGTCATAGCGGTAGAGCTTGGCATCCGTCGTTAGGAACAGCACCGAAGGCCCAGTGTATCCCGTGGGAGACGGTAACGTGTTAACAGCGGAGATGGGTTCAACACCAGAGGCAAAAGAGGCCGCAGTGATGGAGCCTGGGTCAACAGATGACGCGGTGAACAGTTGGTCTGTCCACACAGAACCAGTCCAAACGTAAAGCTCATTGGTCGTGGTTAATAGCTTAACCTGCCCAATGTGATCCCCCACCACACCAGTCAGGGTAGATACTGGCTCAATGCCGAATGCGTCACCCTCAGCAAACAGGTCTATAACTGATTGAGCTAAGTCATCAGGGACAATCTTAACTGTGGTTGCGTTGAAAGAGGCGCTGAACGGCGACAGGTTTCCAGAGCGGTCAGCAGAGCGGAACCAGTAGTATCTGGTCACGTCATTGCCCAGACCCGTTACTGTGTGCTGGTCGGACTTGGTTTTGACAATCAGCGTGGATGATGCGCGGTTGTTTGTCGTAGCCTCGAAGATTTCCACATAGGCTAGGTCACTGTCAGATGGCAACTCATAGTCCAGCTTAATCTGCTGGATGCCGCCAGTGGCAACAATGCTGCCCGGAATGGCTGGCGCGGTCTGATCGCCTTGGAGCACGATTGTGTCGGTGATGAAGCTAGAGACTTTGCCGGTAAACGTGACTGCGCGAACCTTGAACGTGAACTCTTCTAGTTCCTTCATTCCAGAAACTAAAGTGCTGTCTCCGCGCATAGACAAACTGGCGAACTCATCATCCGCGCCAGTAACCGGCTCGCTCACTCCCCCATAGTTCAGTTCTAGGGTGGTGGAATTAGCAATTGAACTGTAGTCGATGGTGGCCGTGTATGAGTTGGCAACAGCGCCATAGTCGATTTCATTCTGTGAAGTTTGCTTGAACTGGACCTCGTAGTAGTCCACATACGTTGCAGGATCTGGGGCCGTCCATGACACACGAACAGCAGGCAGAACGGAGCCATCATTTCCCAAGACAGTGGTTTCTGTGAGGGTGAGCGCCGTTGGCGGCACTTGTATTGGCGTATCGTCAACAATGTCTGAGTAGTCTGGGTTATTCGGCCCTACCGTGGCGACGATGTTGGATGTGTCGTTGTCTGGGTTTCGGTCTGAGCGAACAAAGGGGTCATCACTTCCACCACCATAAGCCAAAGCACGAACCCAGTAGTAGCGGGTGTCGCCTACCGCTAGTGGGTCGGTGGCGTTGGATGCGTCATGGATAAACTGAGTGCCGCGAGTCTCACCGATGACTTGACTATTCGACCATGAAGAATCCGCAGAAGCGTAAATGGCGATGGTCTGAAAGAGCTTCGAGTTTGCTGGGTTAGTCCAGTTGAGTTCGATGTTCTTGAGTCCTGCCGTAGCCGATAGGTTCTGTGGGTCAGGTACCCCACGGAATGCCTCAGTGATAACGCCAGTTGCTTCGATGGTGCTGTATTCATTTGCAGTAGGGTCTGCGTATGACCCAGCGTCATCCTCTAAGAGAGTGAGGTTAACCACCCCATCTTGGGTGTCAGAGAACGACCAGCTAGCGCAGCGGAAAACCTTGTTGCTGTAGTTCAGTTCCTCAACGGTAACAGACACTCTGTCCCCAACGTCGATTCGCAGGCCTGTGAGGTTGGCAGGGAATGTCAGCACCTTTTGCTGGTCTGAAATCTGAACTTGTTTGTGCGCGATCCTCTGCGCCATGAACGAACTATTGGTAAACGGTAGCTCTATGTCTTTGGTGAGAACCTCGTCATTATCTCGGCTAACTGCTGCCGTAATAGATACCGCTGGAGCTTCGACTGATTTATGGTGCTGGGCGGGGTCAATAAAAATCGGGCGGACTGTATTAAAACGCTGGCCGCGCTCCACCGAAGTCTTAACGCTAATTGGCCCTGCGAGGTCATCTTCCGTGAGGCTCTCAGTGGGCGCTTCATAGATACCTGCCCTGATAGTGTAAATACCGTTGGAGTAAACAAGGCTGCCGTTCATGGAAGACAGCAGCTTATTGATGTTCGCTCGGTGAGTGTCTGTTGCGAACAAAACCCCGTTGGCAGTAAACCGCTTTTGAGTCCCTGAGTTGGGCACCGTTACCGTAACATCACAAGCATCCGCCGCAGTCTCTACCGCAGCCCAGTCAATCTTACTAACTGGAATGGACAGACCAAACTTGGTATCGGTCAGGTAATTAGCCACACACAAGGCGGGATTGTCAGACCACTGCTGATAAGTTGCGCTAGTAGGATTGGCCCCCGCGCTAGTATCAAGTCGAGGGTCGTAGATGTCTTTCTTGCCTTTGACCAAGGCTTTGATGTTCTGTGGCTTCTTTCTATCCCACACTTGCTGAGATGAGTCAGTCAGCGTCCACTTCGTTGAGATCGTGGCAATCCCACGAGTCCTGTGGGCGGTGCTCCAGTTGAAGCCAACGAAAGGCTGGAGAAGGGTGTCATAGGTCTGGTCGCTTGCTCCTAGCCTTCGATTAATCTGGGTGATGGTTACTAATGGGTCATCAGATGTTGGGCCGTAGGTTCCAGCGGTTACGTTTGTGCCGGTAATCTGGGCGTCCGTTATAACCTCTAGGTCGAAGTGAACGTCTGTGATGTCCTCCACTTCATGCCCAGTGAGAGCGATGGCGTGATATAGGTCTTTGTTCTCAGTCCCACCCAAACCAACAAAGAAGATAGGCCCAGATACCAGAGCCTCGCCATAGACCATCTTCTGGCTTTCAATTGTGCCTTTGACTGTCTGCTGTCTAGTTTTGTCGTTATCTGCTTGCGGTATTGATAGATCAGGAACTAACCCGCGCAAGGCAACAGCGCCGCCAACAACCGTGACCGCCCCTATCGCCAAAGCAATTCCGCCGGTAGCAACGCCGAGCGTAACCGCTGTCCCTACAGCCGTTAAAGCTCCACCTATAAAACCTATGATTGGTGCTGCTGGCATCCTAGACGCTCCATCCTGCAATCAAGTATCTTTCTGGAATCCGCGCCATGCCCTTCTCCGTTAAACAAACCACCTTGTCTGATAGCTTGATTCCACAAATTTGACCAACTACCGGCACGTCAACAATGCAAGGGTCGCCGTCTTTTATGTCAGAACTGACATGACCCAAGATGCTGCCGATAAAATCCACAAGCTCACCCTCTCTACCCACTAAAACTTCAGCCTGAGCCTCTGAATCGTATTTGAACTGCTCAGAGTAATCCTTGCCGGTAAGCTCTTTAACAATGAAAGCCGCGAACTGGCAGCAGTCAGCATCGCCATAGCTGAACTCTCGGCGCTTCCACTTGT